CTTCAAGACCAGCTGACCAGTTACAAGACGCTCTTGACAGCGTCCACATTGAATCCACAGGACCAAGCAGCAGCGCAGGCAACTGCAGCCGCAAAAGGAGTGCTTGACCTGCAAATGACCAACTGGCAGAGTGAAATCACCAACTCACAGTCTCAAATCCAGACGTCTACGAATGCAGACGTCGGCATCGGTTCTGATGTCGCGACTCTCCACGCACAACTCGACGGATACGAAAAGACATTGCCCCAGCTTGAGGACACCTTGACCAAGTCCCAGGTGAATACCTCAGAAAAGACCGAAAACATGTCGGTACTGGTTGCAAAGGCGGTCGCTGTGACTGTGATTGGCATGTTCGCAGTCTTTGTGAACGGTCTGTTCTAGATACCCTTCATGATCATGACGCCAGCCAGAGCCATGCACCCAAGGATAAAGAGCCCCGAGTAGATCAAAAACGGACCTTCAAATTTTTCCTCCTCGCGAGCGCGAATGCGTTCCAGCGTCTTGATCTGGTCGTCACTTGTGGACAGGAGATTGTACTGCACTTCCAGATCGTGTAGGCGGTCGAGCAGTTGGTGGCGCTTCGTTTCCAGGTCTGTACTCTCTGTCGCCTGTGTCGTCACGGACACCATCTGGTTCAGGATGTTAATCATCTTCTGCTTGGCTGTGAGCACGTTGTTCATTGCGGCATTGATTTCATTGGACGACGTCAGCGCCATGGCCGCAGAGACCTTTGTATCGTAGTCCGCCTTGGCTGCCTGATACTGATTCTCTAGGTCGGCCAACTGTCCATCTGTAGCCTGTCCTGGGGCACTCATTGTGTTCAGACAACATTTGCGTCCACTACACAGTATCGCCACACCTTGGACTGTCCCGCGGTGTCGCTATGCCGAATGACCTCGACGATATCGCCGGGGACTGCACCGATGATACGAGCCTGGATATCCTGCGAGTCAATGGACAACAGCTGGACCTCGGGCTTGGTGATGTTCTTGTCCTTCAGCAGGGCCGTGACCTCGTCAGGCTTGAGGATGCGGTGGGGCATGGACCAGCGCGACTGGGTGATGTCGTACTGCAACTCGGGCAGATAGAAGAACTGTACCCTGTCCTTGGCGGCGGCCTTCATGGCGAGCAGCGCATTGTCGGACGGCTTGGACCGCGAGACAATCACCATGCCCTGGGCGTAGGCATTCTCGGCTGCGAACTTGCGGTAGTTAACAATGTCGGTCAGGGACGTCGTCTGCTTCTGATTGAAGATCACCAAGACCTTTCCGATGGTGTAGACGTTCGCCTTCTCCACGTCTTCCGTCGTGACACGAACTGTATCGGTCGGAAGTCCGCGGCGGCTGTAGAAGAGTCGCAGGGTCTCAAGAGCAGTTTCCTCAGTCGGCGCCATGCTTGTTGTTGAGCAAGAGACGAAACAATCCCTTTTTTTCGGGGTCTCTAAACAATGACTGAACTCCTTGTGCTTGTTGCAGCCTTGGTGGCCGTTTGGCTCGCATGGCTGACCTTCTTTTCCCCTGAAGCCAAGCGTCCTGCCCCCGAGTTCAACGACCTTCGCGGTGTCGAGCGGACGGACGTCACGATGGATTCCAGCTACGAGCAGCGGACAAACCACATGCCCGCGCCCATGGTCAATAGCCCGCCGTTGGAAGGTAAGGAGACTCCGTTCCAGGTGAATGCGTACCGCGCATTCCTGCAGTTGTCGGGCGGTCCTCCACCTGGGCGTCTACAGGAGACGACGTGATAAAGCCTAATGGCTCATAAGCAAAAAATACCGGTGGCACTGCGAGAACAAGTATGGATCCTTCGCTGTGGACATGTCTTCTCCTCGCCTTGCACGATTACCTGGTGCCAGAACCGTATCAATGTCTTTGACTTTGAGTGCGGACACGATGTGCCTGAGAGCAAGGGTGGCAAGACGACTCTTGACAACCTGTATCCCATTTGTCGGCGATGTAATGGAAGCATGGGGAATCGGTACACGATCGCGGAGTGGAACGTCAAGTTCGCGGACAAGCGTTCGTGGTGGTCAAAGGTCTATCGTTACTGTTGTAGACGGTAAGGCCCCAGGCTTGGTTCCTGCCTCGCGATGCTTCACGACCTCGTCCCAGAAGGACTTCATCTCAGGAAGGTGCTTGGGCAGCCACTGGGGGTCCTTGGGTACAAAGTCCTTCTTCACAGACTGCAGGATCCAGTGGACCTTCTGATGCTCCTTCTCCCACGACGCGTCCTTCGTATAACTGACTGTATCGTCCTCGAAGATCACAAAGACACCTTTGCGACCTTGGAAGGCCACCCACTCTGCATAGAACACCTGCTTGAACCGAAACTCCACGTACTCACACTCGTCGATGCCCGTGCACTCCATCTGCATCTGCATCTGATGGATATAGGCCGCAGGCACGCCGTCCTTGGCCACACGCGAGAAGGGGCACTTGAACTCGACCAGCCGACCGAAGCGCGTGTCTCGCGGTCCCTTAGGGAAGATGATCCCGTCGGGCGAGGCACCGAGGAAGGCATACACGGGATGCTGGACACACGACACGTCTGTGATGGAGCAGTTGGTGTCCTCCTCGTAAATCTGCTTTGCGATGGGCTCAAATCGCGTGCCCCAAATCAGAGGCGCACACGGAGGACCTGTTGAGGGTGCAGGGGGCTCGAGCTTGCGTATCATGACCGACCGCCGCGTCTCACCGCCCGTGAAGATGGCGCCCAACTCCGACGCAGTAATCATCTGCCCCCGCTTGGTGTGCCATGCGGCCGTTCGCTGGTCGTTCTGGCCGTAGATACGAATGACTCTGCGCACATTGCGATCACGAGCCCACCTGCGTCCAAGTTCTCCCTTCATCAACTCGTGGACGCGAGCCAGAGCATGACGACGAAGCACACGATGAGAAAGAGGCACCAGACCTGCGCAATACTGTACGAACTGTCGGATCCGTGTTTGAAGGTGAGTGAACGGCCCGTCCCAGAGCCATGTAGTGAGGGCTTCATCCATTGCGTTTAGTTTGCGTTGAACTCCTAAACTCATTTTCACTGGTGAAACACAGATTGGGTATGACGGACACTGTGATTCAAAGCAAGGAGCAGTGGGTACTGCACCGCCTCGAGACCTTCTACGCCAACCCCGAGACGTTTGCGCGCGTGCAGTCCATCCTCAAGGGCGAGTCCAAGCTGAGCCTGCGGTTAATCGACTGGTTCGTGACCAACTACTCCAAGAAGCAGAATGTGTCCTTCCTGACCAAGGACAATAAGCACGTCATCGTGTACCTGGTCTACAAGGCGCACCTCAAGGCGTATAACAAGAAGATGTTCGACCCCTTCTGCAGGTGGAAGCGAATCCAGTTTCGTGGGCTGGACACGACCGTGGGGCAGCTCAACTTCTTCGAGTGGGCCGTGCAGGACGAGGTTCTGGATTACCTGACGGAGCACTACGACGAGATCCATGCAGACATGGAGGCCTGCTCGCAGGTGGTGACCAATACCGAGGAGGGTCGCCGCAAGCGCCATGAGCTATCCAGGTCGGCAACCAAGTCGGTGCGTCGTCACGATGTCCGCGTTGTGGTCTCGTTTGATTAAGTGGTCGCAGGTAACAATGTTATCCGCCATTGACCGCAAGGTGGTCTACCCGGTGTCCACCGACATTACCGAGCACGATATCGACGTGGTCTCCGACCTGTGGAACATGGATGGGCACGAAGTCTACCGTGGACGGCGCGACCCTACGTACAAACATGCCAATGTGTACTGGCTGTACGATGAAGACTTGGACCGTGTAGGACTGGCCGAGCACGACCTGATTGACCACGCAGACGTGCACCTTCGGTGGTACTACGAGAGCCCGTTTGCCACTCTGCTACAGGAAAAGGGGTGGGAGGTCGGAGACAGCATCTGGTCCGTCCTTCCCGAGTCCGTCTACGAGCGGTTCACGTCCGAGGGATGGACAACGCCAAAGTCCATTCTGGAGCAGTGTCTCAAGAGTTCGGTCCGCGTCTTCAGCCCCGACATGGTCTTGAATCCACCCAAGATGTACTCATGTGAAAAGTGTGCGTGGGCTTCTCTTGAGCCACTCCACGCTGGTTGTATCGGGTCTCACTTGGATGTACATAACCTATCCAAGGTCTTCTTTGTTGATGAATCTCTCACACTTCACAAGCCTCCGTCTGGCTCCAAGGTCTTCACACTGCTGCAGCCACCGCCGCACGCTTCCGCCCAGGCGTCTTTGCTGGAGCCGCAGCCGCAGCCGCATACCGAGGCTGCTCCTCGGGAGTAGGCGGACGAGCCTCCGCGACAGGCACCTCCACCGTGTCCTCGTCCAGCTCCTCCTCCCGATCCTCCTCGGGCTCCTTGATGTCCGCGAACGCCGCCCGGGCCGTGACGCGAGTCGGCGGGAAGATCTTCGCCAGCACGACACGCCACGTCACACCGAAGCCAGTGCCCGTCACATAGATGCTCGGCGCGATCACCATGCGGCCCTCCATGCGCTTGGCGAACACCTGCTCAATGTTGTCCAGCGTCACCGCGATGGACTCACCGTTCGGGTCCATGGCATCCAGGCTGACCTGGCCATCCCACACCGAAATCTTCATGCGCAGACTCGGCGGGTACTTACCACTCGGCACCCACTCGCCATTCACCTTCTCCACGCTAGGATTCAGAATCGGCTTCATCGTCTCACGGAGCACCGCCTCCGACTTGGACTTGCCGAACCACTTGCCGCTGTTCGTAATCGCATGCTGGATGATCTTCTCCTGAAGGTCCAGCATGAAGTTGTACAGCTGCCCAATCTCGCCCAGATCAGGCGTTGCGCGCTGCTTGACGTAGGTGTCGCATCCCTTGAGGGACGCGAGTAGGCTGTAGCTGTTCTTACCCTGGTCGTCGGTGCGGGTCACGACGCCTGCTGGGTAGAAGATGCGCGGAATACGGACCTGGAAGTTCTGGCCGTTGTAGCGAATCGGAACGGTCTTGCCTCCAGCCTTGTTGGCGCGGATCTCGCCGATGGTGACGCGGGTGATGTCGAGGGTCTCGGAAGGAACGATGGCAGAAGCAGACATTGTAGCAGGTTGTAAGACTCTCTGTCCCATCCGCCGTCGTTTCCGTTTTTAGCGCACGAATCCAACTTTCAAGAAACTCTTCCCGTCAAGCAAGGGAGATGTCGAGGTGTGCATCTACGAAGAACAAGAAGTCAGATGACCAATGTCCACACACTGCATTGGTTGGACACGCCATGTGTGGTCGACACCGTAGTGTCAAGGCGCCCAGACTCTGGGTCGATGCTGTAAAGGATACGACAGCCCCCCTTGTCCGTTTTCAAGCCATCTTTCGAGGATGGAAAGTCAGGCATTACCTTGCCTTGTGTGGACCCGGTGTGTTGCGCAGGGGCGACTGTGTGAACGATGAAGAGCTCGTGACCCTCGTGGACAAACATCGTCAAGACCCATTTGACTACGTGGGACTAGAGGAGGCAGGGAAGATTTGGTGGTTTGACTTTTGTACCCTTTGGGATTGGACGACACGATCCATTGAACCTACAAATCCGTATACGAAGGTAGCACTGTCCCACGAGGTGAAGCAGCGCCTCAAGAAACTGTGGGTCTACCGTCGTAGGAAGGGTATGACACTCGTATCAGAAGCAGGGGTACCCACAGCAGACCGTATTCTTCGGAGGTGGACGGCCGTATGCCAGGTCTTCCGCTTCTGTGGGTTTGACGATGTCCATCCCAACATGTTCGTCGACCTGACCAAGGAGAATCTGGTGGTCATGTTCCGTTTCCTGGCAGCAGACTTGGGAGAGATGCACAAGAAACCCCATCGCGCGCTGAACTACTGCACTCGGGGTATCCACAGCGCAAAGTCCATGACTCCCAACTCCTATATCATGACCAGTCTGAATGCATTGCTCTTCATGCTAACGGAAACCAATTCCTACGACTTTATCTTCATGGTCCTGTCGGCGCTCTACCGCTGCTGAAAAACGGGTTTGGTAGCAGGAGGGTAAGGGCAGTCTCACCATGAATATCTTCATGCTCTCCCTCGACCCCGCGGAAGCGGCTCGCCTTCACTGCGACAAACACGTCGTGAAGATGATCCTCGAGACCTGTCAACTGTTGTATACTGCCCACTGGATGTGTGGAACCGCCATGCCTGAGAATGCCTACCGCAAGACCCATCCTAATCACCCCTCTGCAAAGTGGGCCCGTGAGTCGGCGGCTAACTACCGCTGGCTGTGTCGTCTCGGACTGGAACTGTGTGAGGAGTACACCTACCGCTACGGCAAGCACCACCTGTGTGAGGAGCGTCTTGTCTGGCTCTGCATGCACATTCCCCCGGGACTTCCCGAAGCATGGACGCCGCCGAAGCCTGCCATGCCTGACGAGTACAAGAATCAAGACCCTGTGGTTGCCTACAGGACCTACTATGTCCGCTCCAAGCAGA